AGACGAACGGCCCCGGGACCGGTGCGGGTGAGTTTTCTTTATCAGAGGGCGACTTTTTTACCCGGAATAGACCGGAAACGAACCGACCTGGGCGAAGTGCTCGGGAGTTGCGGGGAGTTGTCCGGAGACGATCGGAGGCGACGTGAGCAAATCGGCGAGTAACTACATTTACGCGTATTATCAGGCGATCAAAGACGGGAGCATAACCGCTGGCCGTTGGGTTACGAAGATATACGAATACATTATCGCCGGATTGCAGTCCAAGGCGTTTTATTTTGACCAAAAGAAAGCGAACCACGCGGTCGAATGGATAGAAGCGCACTGCTTTCACACGGAAGGAGACCTCGCCCCAAACCCGTTACGGCTGGAGTTATGGCAAAAGGCTTTCTTATCGTGCGCGTTTGGTATCGTGGACGAGAACGGGAACCGGCAGTTCCGCGAATGGGTTTTTATTGTAGCCCGGAAGAACGGAAAGACCCTGCTGGCCGCGGCGATCATCCGGTACATATGGGAGACGGAAGGGTTCGGGGTTCGGTGCTATAACGTGGCGCCGAAACTGGACCAAGCCGAGCTTGCATATAACAGCATCTGGACAATGACGATGCTCGACCCGGAATACCAAGAGAAGAAGCGACAGAAAGAACAGAGAGATCCTCACGGCCGGCTGATAAATGGAGACGACCCGACGTTGGAGCGTCACCGCCAGACGGACCTATACATTCCGGCTACAAATTCGACCGTGAAGAAGATCGCATTCAGCGCGAAGAAGTCGGACGGCTTCAACCCGTCAATTACGTTGTGCGATGAAATCGCCGCGTGGGAAGGCGACAAGGGTCTGAAACAATACGACGTCATGAAGTCCGGAATGGGCGCGCGTAAAAATTCGATTTTGTTCAGCACATCGACCGCCGGATACATCAACGACGGCATATACGACGAACTGCTGAAACGCTCGACCCGGTTCTTAAACGGGGACAGTAAGGAACGGCGACTGCTTCCGGTCCTGTACATGATTGACGACCCGGACAAGTGGAACGATATAAACGAGCTGAAAAAGAGCAACCCGAACCTGGGCGTATCCGTAACGGTTGATTATCTTTTGGAAGAGATCGCGATCGCGGAAGGGAGCCTTCCGAAAAAGACGGAATTTTTAGTTAAGTATTGCAATATCAAGCAGAACAGTTCGGTCGCGTGGCTGGAGTCGAAAGCAATCGAGAATTGCACGGGACCGGCGTTACGTCTGGAAGACTTCCGCGGGTGCTATTGCGTCGGCGGCATCGACCTGAGCAGAACGACCGACCTTACGGCAGCCGTAATTGTTATCGAGAAGGCCGGCGAGCTTTACGTGTTTGCGCGGTTCTTTATGCCAGCCGAGAAACTGGACGAAATGACAGCGCGCGACGGCATCCCGTATAACCTTTATCAGGCACGCGGGCTCCTCACGTTATCCGGTGAGAATTTCGTTGATTATAACGACTGTTTTCAGTGGTTCAAAGACCTAGTGGAACAGTACGAAATATATCCGTTAAAGATTGGCTACGACCGATACAACAGCCAGTATTTAACGCAGAGCATGAGCCAGTACGGATTCCATATGGACGACGTTTACCAAGGTTTCAACCTGTCCTCGCCGATCATGGAAACCGAAGGGCTTATAAAAGACGGTCGGGTCCATATCGGGGACAACGATTTGTTGAAGATGCATTTATACGATTCGGCGTTGAAGACGGACGCAGAGACAGGGCGCAAGCGTTTAATTAAACTTTCCGCGTTAGTTCATATCGACGGAATGGCGGCGCTTTTGGATGCAATGACGGTTCGCCAAAAGTGGTATACGGAAATCGGCGGACAGCTTGCGAACGCGACGAGGTGAAGACATGGGATTATTTGACTTTATATTCAAAAAGGACAACGTGACCGCGGCGAAGAAAAACGACGGTTATTTTGAAACGCTGACCGCATACAAGCCGCATTTCACGACGTGGAACGGCGAGCTGTACGAATCGGCGCTGGTCCGGAGCGCGATCGACGCGAGAGCGCGGAACATTTCAAAATTAAAATTTGAGATCATCGGCACGGCAAACCCGAAGCTGCAGAACCGTCTCAAATACCGCCCGAACCCTTGGCAGAGTTGGAGCCAGTTCCTATACAGAACGTCGACGATACTCGACATGCACAACAACGCCGTTATTGTTCCGGTGTACAACGACAGCATGGAACAGGTGGGCATTTATTCAGTGTTGCCGAAACGATGCGAAATCGTCGAATACAAGGGCGAACCGTGGCTCCGGTATAAGTTCCTGCACGGAGAGACAGCGGCGGAAAGAATGGCGCGCGTGGCTATCCTCACGCGGTTTCAATACAAAAGCGATTTTTTCGGAGAGAAGAACAACGCGCTCGATTCGATTATGGAGTTGGAACACCTGAACGACGAGGGCATTAAAGAAGCCGTAAAGAACGGCGCGCACTATCGGTTTTTGGCTCGGGTTAATAACTTTAGTTCGACCGAAGATCTAAAGCGCGAGCGCATCCGGTTTTCGGAAGCCAATCTGAAAAGCGACGACGGGAACAGCGGCATTTTACTTTTCCCGAACACGTATACAGACATCCGGCAAATTGACCAGAACGCGTACACGGTTCCGGAAGCGGAACAGGAAGAGATCCGGCGGAATGTTTACAACTATTTCGGAGTGAATGAAGACGTTCTGCAGTCCCAGGCATTCGGCGACAAGTGGGCGGCATTCTATGAGAGCGTTATCGAGCCGTTCGCTATTCAGTTTTCCGAGACAGTAACGGCCGCGACGTTTTCAGAATCGGAGATCCAGCGCGGATCGTTCGTTATGCTTTCCGCAAATCGGCTGCAGTACATGAGCACGACGGAAAAATTGAACGTTTCGGCTCAGCTTGCCGACCGCGGAATTCTGAACCGTGACGAGATTCGCGAAATCTGGAACTTACCGCCGATTCCGGACGGAGCCGGGCAAGCGTACACGATCAGGGGCGAATACTACCTCATGGCCGAGGATGGAACGTTCACAAAAGAGGGAGTTTAAGAAATGGCAATCAGAAACGACAGAGAGTACCGCAACCTGGGCGCGTTTGAGAAGCGCGACGAGGACGGGGAAAAGAGTTACATCGTAACCGGTTACGCATCCACGTTCGAACCGTATCTCTTGTTTGAAGATTCGGGCGTACAGTTTTACGAGAGAATCGAGCCGACCGCATTCGACGCAGCCGATATGAGCGACGTCGTTTTTTTACGCGATCACGAAGGACAGGTTCTCGCCCGTACTAAGAACGGTTTAATCGAACTCAGTACAGACGGGCACGGGCTTTTCACGCGAACCAATCTGGGAGCGACAGAAAGCGCCCGGGAAATGTTCGAAGACATCGACGTGGGCAATTATAGCCAGATGAGCTTTTCGTTCGTTGTAGAGCCGGAAACGGACCGATACGAAGAGCAGGGCGACACCATTACGCGGATTATTACACGCGTGAAAAAAATTTACGATATTTCCGCCGTAGCATTCCCGGCAAATCCGGGGACAGATATCGGCGTTTCTTTCCGTTCCAATTTCGACGGAGTGATTGAAAGACGGACAGCGGAGCGACTGAAAGCGGAGAGAATGCGCGAAATCTTACGGCTTAAAGCGAAGTTAATGAAGGGGCGTTTTTATGGAAATTAAGGAAATGCAGATGGAAGACATTCAGAGAAGAATGTGCGCCATCGAAACAGAGATCGAGACAGACGGCGCCGACCTCGAAGCGCTTAACGCAGAGGTTGACCAGCTGAACGAGCGCGCCGCCGCGATCGAAGCCCGCGCGAACAGTGAAAAAGAACTGCGGGCAAAAGTGGCCGGCCTTAATGTAAAGCCGGTCGAGGTTATCGAAGAAAAGGAAGAGAGAAAAGAAAACATGGAAATGGAAAAGAGAGCTCAGCTCGAAGACGCGCTGGCGGAATATCTGAAAGGCCGCGCAACACCTGAACAGCGCGCAATGCTTCTCAGCACCAACGCAACAAACGGTACCGTTAAAGTATCCGATATCGTAGACGACTACATCTGGACCGATTGGGACAAGTCCTCCATTCTGTCCCGCGTTCGCAAGGTATACGTTCAGGGCAACTACTCGGTCGGCTATGAAGTGTCCGCGACAGGAGCCGTAGAGCACACCGAAGGCGCAAACGCTCCGACTGAAGAAACACTGACCCTCGCTTATGTCAATTTCGTCGCCAAGTATTTCAAGAAATGGATCCGCGTCAGCGACACTGTTCTCGCCCTGAAGGGCCGCGCGTTCCTCGACTACCTGTTCGACGAGTTCGGACATCAGCTCGCCGTTGCGCTTGAGAATGCAGTTGTCGCGGAGATTGAAGCATCCACCCTGTCCGCAAGTGTTACAAATCCGATTGACAACACCGCCGCCATGGCAGGTTTCGCGGCACTGTCCGACGAAGCTACAAATCCGGTCGTTATCATCAGCAAGGCGAACTACGCGGCAATCATGAACGCACGCACAACCGCCGGTGCTAAGATTGAGGACCCGTTCAACGGCATGGAGGTTCTGTTTAATAACACAGTTACCGGAATGCTCGTCGGCGATCTTGACGGCGTGGTCGCAAACTTCCCGGAGGGTGAGGACTTCAAATTCATCGTTGACGAAACCAGCCTTGCCGAACAGGATCTGGTGAAGATCGTCGGAAAGATTCTCGCGGCTATCCATCTTGTACGGCCGAACGGTTTCGCGGTTGTTACAGAGGAATAATTGATGCAGGTTAAAATCCTGAAAGATACCACGCTCACGGTAAAGGCGGGGCAGGTTGTCGAGATCGACGGCCGGGAGCTTCCGTTCCTTGCCGGGCGCGTGGAAGTTATCGAAGATCCGGAACCGGCGAAAGAAACTGCGCCGGCAAAGGGCAAAAAGAAAACAGCGAAGAAGCCGGCGAAATAATCCGGCTTTTTCGTTTAACTCACGAAGGGAGCGGCGAAAATGGAAACACTATTGGAAAACGTGAAGATCGTTTTACGAATCACGACGGACGCATTCGACAGCGAAATCGGGGGACTTATTTCGGCGTGCCTTGCCGACCTTGGATTGGCTGGAATTGATCTGGACGTCGTGGGCGCCGAGTACCTGACTAACCCGCTTATTGTTCAGGCCGTTAATACGTACGTGAAGATGTATTTCGGACAGGTGGAGAACGACGTCTTCACCCGGTTAAAACTTTCATACGACGAACAGAAAGCGCAGCTCTCAATGGCGACGGGGTATACAGAATGGACCGGAGCGAAATCGTAACGCTTATCGCGGAGACATACACGACCGACGCGTTCAACGTACAGCACGCGAGCGAGTCGAGCCGGCAGGTTTTCGCGCATGTCGATTCCGTAACGCAGACGGAATGGTTCGACGGAGCCCGGCAGGGGCTGAACCCCGAATACCGTTTTACTATGTTTCGTTTCGACTATGCCGACGAGAACATAGTCGAGTATAATGGCACGAGATACACCGTATACCGGACCTATATCGGGCGGAACGATTCTATTGAGCTTTACGTAACTCGGAGACAGGGCAATGTCTAAAAAGATCAAACCGGGCGGGCTTGCCGCCGCGATCAACGACATTCTCGAAGATTATTC